AAATATTAATTTATAAAAAATTAGTCCTAAAAATATTACTTATAAAATATTAATTTGTAAATATTAATTTATAAATATTATTTATTAAATATTAGTTCTAAAAATATTACTTATAAAATATTATTTATTAAATATTAGTTTTAAAAATATTACTTTATAAATATTACTTATAAAATATTAATTTATAAATATTAGTTCCTAAAAAATATTATTTATTAAATATTAGTTCCAAAAAATATTATTTAATAAATATTAGTCCTAAAAATATTATTTATTAAATATTAAACTTAAAAATATAACTTATAAAATATTATTTAATAAATATTATTAATTTATAAATATTATATTTATTTAAAAATTTGATATAATGAATCATTATAAATTTCATTAATAAATAGTTTTTGTTCATTAATATCACCATGTTTAAAATATTTAATATATAAATAGTTATATTTTTGAATATTAATATTATTATTATATAATATAAAATTAATTGGAATAATAGAACTATAATATTTAATATTATGTTTTAGACTAATAATATCATTATTATTATTAGTAATATATATATCTAAAATTAATGGTAAAATATGATAATTTTTTAGTAAATTAGATTTATAATATATATTATCAAAATTATAAATTATATTTATATTTAGATATTCTAAAATTAATTTTAATAATGTGAAAGGAATTAATTTTAAAAATAAAAATAAATAATATTTATTATTATTATAAACATCATAATTTTTATTATTATATTCAATACTATAAATATTTACAAAAAAATTACTAATAAAAAAATCACTTAATTTTAAATATATTATTATTAAATATTTATTCATTATTTTAAATATATTGATAATTTTTTAAATATAAATAAAATAATAAATTTATTTTAAAGATTAATTATATAAATTTTTATATAATATGAATACATTATATGATACATGGGATATATTATATCATATAAATAAAGAGGATTGGACACAAAATGGATATAAAAAAATATATTCTATATCAACAATATCAGAATATTGGAAATTTTTTAATACTTTTAATTATTATAATTATAATTCAATATTTATGATAAAAAAAGATTATCCTATATGGGATAATAAAAATTATATAAATGGTGGTTGTTGGTCTTTTAAAATAGATAATATACAAGCATTTGATTTATGGAATGAATTAACAATGTATTTAGTAACAAATAATTTAAGTCCAGTTATTTATAATGATATAATAGGAATATCAATAAATTTAAAAAAAAATAATAATACAATAATAAAAATATGGAATATAAATTCAAAAAATAATAATATAAATTTAATTAATAATAATATAGTTAAAAAATGGGGCCCAGAAATTATTTATATTAAAAATAATATATAAATTAGTATGATTGACTTAATACTAATTTTATTTGTCCTAATGTTGCTATTTGATATGTTACAATTATTGGATAATCATTTTTTAAATATAATATTACTTGATTACATAAATTTGTACATTTTGTAAAAATTAATAAAAATTTTAACTCAAATAATCCTTGCACTATTTCATTTGTATTTGATGTTGTTGATAATATTGATAATCCACCATTTGTTTCTCCAACTTCAAAATCAATATTTCCAATTTCACCTTTTCCAGAAAAATATAATTTATTATTAGTTGCTTTAATTTCAATTTTATCAGTAGAAGCTGCCATATCTTTACAATATTTATGAAAATCTTGTGAAGGTAATGTAATTAAATATGGAAAATTAATAGGATCAATATCATATGTATCTTCTTCAATGTCCATTAAATTTAATTTAAAAGTTTTTTTTTCTTTTCTTTCTGTACTTTCAAGAATAATAATAAGTTTATTAATATCTTCATCATCAACAATCCATGACATTGTATCAAAATGTGACATACATTTTAAACATTTTAATAAATTACTTATATCTATTCCTAATGTTAATTTTTTTTTATTATAATTATATTTATAAACATCAAATTTATCTGCTTCTAATCTCATATATACTAATATTTTACCTGTTTTATTAAGTTCTTTTAATACAATACCACCTAGTTTTTTTTCTTCATTATCATTATCATTATCATTATCATTATCAAAATAATAAGGATAAAAATTAAAATTAGCATCAGTTAATAATGAATTAATTGTATCAATAACAATTTTAATGGCTGATGCTTGAGATGTTTTTAGTTCTAATATATACATTATTAAATAAATAATAATATTCTTTAAAATAATTTTTAATATAAAAAAATCTAAATAATAATATATATATAAATTATAAAATGGTAAATACATATTGTTTAGTAAATCCATATATAAAAGGAGAAATGAAAACTAAAATAAAATGTAAAAATTCTCATGAAGCAGCAAATATTTTTTATAAAAATTTATCAGAACATTTTAATAATTCAGTTCCTAAATTTATGTTCACTATTCAAAAAGGTTCTTCAGGTGAGGGTAAATTATATCATTTTGAAGTTTCTGAAAAAAGAAATAATGATGAAGTAGATTACTCTATTAAAATAATAAATAATAAAATAGATAAAACAGATTTATTTAAAAATAAATTAGATACTTTAAAAAATAAGTTTAATTATATTGGTGGTAATGATGATAATAATAAAAAGAAAAAAAAAAAAGATGATTCAGATGATTCAGATGATTCAGATTCAGACGAAAGATTTTATAAATTAGCAAAAAAATATATAATAAATAAACCATCTGTACCTATATATTATTGGTGGTATTATCCATATTTATATCCTTTAGACTCTTTATATATACCAACATTTTATCCATATATAACACCATATATAGAGTTAGCATTATAAATTAATTAGTTTAAAATAATTTTTTTTATTATATATTTATATATGTTATTTTTATCTACAAATTTTATTAATATAGGTTCTATTGATCCTATACCTGATGCTATTAATGTTATTCATCCTACATTAGACAAATTATTAGATCAAAATGATAATCATGTTATAGATATTTCTAATATTACTTGTCCTTATGAAGGGTCATTAGATATTGCTATTAGTACACCCGCTAGAAATAAAAATATTAAAATGTCTGGTATTTTTGTTATTACATCTAGTATTGTTAATTCTCAAACTACTTATACTATTAAAAATAAAATACATTCATTATTTAATATAGATGGTGTTAATAATGTTTAATCTATTTTTTTAAAAATGTAATATCTAAATAATGACATCCAAATAAAACTTTCTTTATCAACACCTTTTAAATCACCATAAAAAGGAACTATTTTATTATAAAATGCTTTATTTTTCTGGTTTTCTTCATATGGTACAACATTATTAAACCATTCTTTATTAATATGATATAAATTTACAAATAAATCAGTATCAACTAATTTACAATTACTTTTATATAATGATTCAATTAATAATTTTTGAGTTAATAAATATTCACCAATATATTTTCCTTCTTGCATAATCCATGCCATATGTACATCTATCATATGACCTGGTTCATCTTTTAATTCATTAAATTTTTTAATAATTTCAAAAAATATAGTTTTCTGTCCATTATCATCTGTATAATATGAAGTATATTTATCTTTATTATTTAATAATGTCATAACTTGGTTAGCATCAAATAAAGTACATATAATATAACCTTCATTTTTTAAATATTTTGTAATTATATTATTAAAATTATTTATTGATAATGATGTATCAAATAAATAATGTATTGCAAATTGTATATTAAATATATCAAATTGTTTATTTTTTATAAATATTTTGTCTATTAACTTTTTATTTTCTTGTGTCATATTTATTAATTTTTTTTCTTGATTTTCTGATGTTAAAGGGAGTGTTGCATCTGCTTGTATAAATGTTACTTTTGAAAAATCAGGATATTTATGCATATTATCTTTATATCTTGTAATAGCACTATCAATAATACCAAATAATCCTTCATAATCAGGATCAATTCCAACATATTCATTTACTTTAGCATGATAAAATTTCATAATATCTCCACCACGACCACAACCAATATCTAATATATCTTTTTTTTTTAATTTATTATTATCATATATTGGTGAACAATATAATTTTATTAATGAAGTTTTTATCCAATTATTAAATTCACGAAATAATTTTCCTAAATTTGTTATTTTTTGATAATATATATCTTGTGCTCTTTCTGATGATATAACTTTTGAATCTATTTTTTGTGATAATATATTTTTTTGTAAATTATATGTTGATAAATCTGCTAATTTTTTTAGTTCTTCTAATGTTACAGCTTCACGTATTGATTTCCATATTTTTACAGCTACATCTTTATAATTTCCATATCTTTTATTATGTTTAATAACTAATTCAGTTTTATCCCATCTAGTTCTTAAAATATTCCATTTATATTGATGTGGTACTGATAAACTATTATTATATATAATTTCAATAACTGTATTATCATTAACTAAATTACCTTCAATATCACGAACTTCATTATTTTCATTTAATCCAAAAAATGCTTCGTGATTATTTTCTTCTTTCATAAATGGTACTGGAATTTCTTTATTACCTATTGTATCATTAACATATAAATTAGCAACACGAAATACTTTATTATTAATATTTGTTATTGAATTATCATATATTTCTAAAAATCCACCCGTTTCTAAATTTCTTTGAAAAGTTATATATACATCTATAGAATTAGTATGTGGTGGTTTATATTTATAAATAGGATATTTTTGTTCTTTTCTATCACGTGTATATTTTTGTTCTAATCCTGTATAAATTATACCATCTAATAAATAAGGACAATTAATTTTAGGATTATTAGTACAACTATCCCATATTAATTTACTATATAAATATACTTCTAAATTTTCACCACCTAATGGAAATAAAAATATTTTAGAATAATATATTATATCATTTTGTTTTGCTTTTTCTATTGTTTTATTTAAATTATTATAATAATTGATAATTTCTGTTTCATAATGTTTTTCTATTGTATTAATATTAAATTTATTTGTATAATCTTTTATTATATATATATCATTAAAATTTTTACAAAATTCATATAAATTTTTTAATATATTATTTAACATAATTTCATTTCGCATATCAATATTATTATAATATAAACAATCAAATAACATAAATATATATTTATTTTTATAAAATATATATTCACCTTCTAATATAGTATTATTTAAGTTTTTTATTTTATATTTTGTTTTTTTTATTTGTAAATTATTAGATATTAAATATATTATATCATTATATATAAATAATTGATATTTTTCCCCATCGGCTTTATCTGATACCGCATATTTATTTGGAATTTTATCAACTATATGTTGTACTTCTGTTGATACTACATTCATTGAATATAAATTATTTGTATCATAATTTTCATTCCCAAATAATATTTTTTTATATTCTTTTAATATATTTATACTTTCTTCTTTTGATATTAATATTTCACTATCTTCTAATACTTGTTTTATAATATTTATTTCATTATTAATAATTTTTAATATTTCACTATTTTCTTTACTACCTTTTTTATTATATTCTAATTCTATTTCAAATTGATTATTAACATTATGTAATTCATCTGGATTATTAGCAAATTTTACAATTGTTAAATCTAATTTGAATTTCCCATTTTTATTATCAAATAAAATTAAACTTACACGATCTTTAAATCTAAATTTAATTTTATCTGAATCACTATAATTTATATTTGATAAATTATCTAATATCTTTTTATTATTTTTAAAATTTTCTTCTTGTGTTGATCTTATACGTATATCATAATCATCTATATCTTCTATATTTTTATAATTTTTTATTTTATTTGTAAAATATATATTATCTGAATTTATAAATTGTGATGTTAATAATGAAAATATTATATTGTTCTTCCTTTGATGTATTATATTTAATATTTTATTAATTTTATCTATTCCATCTACTGTTACTATATATGAATTAATATTATCTGAATTATATTTAATATCTAATTGAGTTGATTTTATAATTTTTAAATTTTCTTTATTAGCACGATGAGCTGTATAATTTAATAAATTAACAAATTTCGTAAATGATAATTTATTATCTAATTTATAATTATAAAACATAACTTCAAATTCTGTTTCATTATCAATTTTATTAAATATATTAATAATTTTAGAATTTTTTGTAATATCAATCATTATTTATTATATATAGATAATGTTTTAAATAAAATATATTTAATTTTCATTTTTTTTATTATTTTTAAATTAAATTATTATTTAAAAAAATTTGAATTAATTATATTATATTATATAAGTTATAGATTATATATTATACTATGGATGATAATATTGTTATTATTAATGAATTTAACAAATTAGTTAAATTTATTAAAATTAAATTAGATAACTTTAAAAAAGAACAAAATTTAAAAGAAATTACTGCTAATACATTTAGATTAAAACAATTAAATAATGTTGTTAATATACTTAAAAATATTAAATATAAAATAACTTTAGATAATATTAAAGAAGTTAATAAATTATCTGGTATTGGTAAAGGTACTATTGATAGAATTAAAGAAATTTTAAATACTAATAAATTATCTGAATTAAATGATTTTAATTTAAATGATAATGATGATAAAGAAAAAATTATTAATGAATTAGAAACAATTGTTGGTATTGGTAGAACTACTGCTATTGAACTTATTAATTTAGGTATTAAATCAATTAAAGATTTACAAGAAAAAATACAAAATAATGAAATACAAGTTAATGACAAAATATTATTAGGTATTAAATATTATAATGTTTTTTTTGGTAATATTCCAAGAGATGAAATTACTAAAATATATAAATTATTAAATTCTATTATTAATAAAATTAATAAATCTTTTAAATCTAAATATATTTTTGAAATTTGTGGATCTTATAGACGTGAAAAAAATACTAGTGGTGATATTGATGTACTAATTACTAATCTTATTAATGATGATACTATTAATCATTTAGAATTAATTATTAATAAATTAAAAGAACCAATAAAAAATAATAATAATAATCCATTATTAATTGATGATATAACAAATAAAAATTATGAAACAAAATATATGGGTTTTTTAAAATTTAAAGATAATTTAGTAAGAAGAGTAGATATAAGGTTTGTAAATTATGATTCATATTATTCTGCATTATTATATTTTACTGGATCTGCTGAATTTAATAAAAAATTAAGATTATATGCTAAAAAATTAGGTTATAAATTATCTGAATATGGTATTTTTGATTCTAATGGTAAAAAATTTAATATTGAATCTGAATATGATATATTTAATATATTGAAAATAGAATATTTACATCCTAGATTAAGATAATTTTTTATTTATTATATAATTTTTATATCCTTAATTAATATAATATTTATATCCTCGATTAACATAGTTTTTTATTTATTATATAATATTTACATTTTACATTAACACAATTTTTTATTTATTATATAATATTTACATTTTACATTAACACAATTTTTTATTTATTATATAATATTTATATTTTAGATTA